AGTGTAAGTACGGAATAAATCTTGACCACAGAAGATAGTCATATCATCAGCAGCTACAACTTTAGCAGGGATTGCTTTGTAAACACCATCAAAGATAGAGATTACGTTAGCATCAGTGATAGAGCTTAAAGGAGCACCTGAAATAAAAGTAGAAGCGTTTGCAGCAACAACACCTGAAGCAGCACCGATTAACTTAACAAGACCATCGAACTTGTTTAAGTTTACGTTTACACTTGAAGTGTCGCCTTGCCATAAAGCAGTTTCTAATTGAGCAGCGATTGTCTTAGCTTTCTTTTCAGAATACTCTTGCTCAAAAGGTACGCTATCATACATAGAACCAGTAGGTAAAGCTTTTTGTAAATACTTAGCTTCAAGGTCTTTAGGACAAAGAGCTTCGTTTACTTTAATTTTACCAGGAGTTACAGTACGTTGAGTGAAGGTAGTAGAACCAGAAGCATTAAAGCCACAAGAAGCACCATCTTGGAAGATAGCGTCAGTTTCCATAATGTTGATTTTTTCGCTTGACTTTACGCCAACCATAACGTTACCTGCACTCTTAATAAGAGCAGCAGTTTTTGCACCCAATACAGATGAAGTTACAAGTAGAGCTTCGTTTTCTTTTGTATAGTTTGCTAATGCAGATACATCAAATCCCATTTTATTTTATTTTTATTTGTTTAATAAAGCGTTTCTAAATTTCTCAATTCTATCGTACTTCATTGAGTGTGTAGTTACGTTAGAACCAAAGTTGTTTTTTGGCTGCGCAATAGGTTCAGCGTTAGGTGTCTTAGTAAGTGCTTCTATTAACTCAGCTACTTGACTAAAGCCATTCTTAACTTTTGCCTCTAATTGTGCTACTTGTGTTTTAAGATTTTCATTTTCAGAAACTAAAGCAGCGATTTCATCTGCCATTTTCTCGTCAATTTTCTTACCCATTTCAGCAGGAGTTTCATCAGCGATTTCTGCTTCTACTTCTGGAGTTTCGATAGAAATAATCTTAGCGTTTTCGTCTAACTCGATTTGAGTTCCGTCTGCTAATTGGTGTTCGCCAGTTGGAGCAGGTGTTCCGTCAGCTAAAGTAACTTCACCGCCAATAGCTAATTCGCTAATCATAACCTTTGTTCCGTCCATAAGGCTATATTCTGCGAATGTAACAGGTACTTCCTCGATAGGTGCTTCAGCAGGAGCAGGTGCTTCTACTTGTGGCATATCTTCGAATAAAGCCCTAATTTGCATAATTGCATCTTTTGCGTTCATCATTCTTTTTGTTTAAATATTAATAAAAGATTTTGTTTATCATTTAACCCGTTGCAATATTTCCTTTATTGCATTCATAAGTTCTTGTTCTTTGCTTGGCTTTGTCTTGTATGTAAACAACCCCTCAACGCTAAAGCCTTTGAATTTACCCTCTTTTACATCGTTCCACACGCCTTCATTGTCTACTTTGAAAGAACCGAACCACGAGCCGTCAGGTGCATCTTCAAAACCCTTCATAGGTTGTATGCCACGGCTCTTGTCTGTAATAAAGCTTTCAAACATAGTAACCCCTTCTACTTGTTGGTCAGGGGAGTGCATTAAGTTTACGTTTGACTGGTAGCCTCTTTTGAAAAACTTTTGAGCAATCTTAAAAATAGTATCTTTAGAAAACACCACATAATAATCACCATAAGTAGCATCGCTGCGAAAGATAGGTACGTCAGCCAACATAAGAGGTCCAGAAATAATACGCTTATCTTCGCTAACCACTTCAAAGCGTTGTTGGTTTTTAAAGGCATTCCAATTCTTTTGTATAGCAGGTCTGTCTACGAGTGCCACATAATCCACCTCGGCATCGTCATTCATATCCTCGCTAATGTCTAATAAATAAACAGGTAAGTCCATATTCGTAAATATTAAGTGTTTTAAATTGTTATCATTTAACCAAATCTTGCTCTTTGCTGAATAGCTGCAATTCTTTGTTGGTTACTCGTTACATCGCTCTCTACAACGTAGGCTCTTGTTGCTTGGTTTCCTATTGCGTTAATTGTTTGGTTACTTAAAGTTGTAGTTTGTGGTTGTGGGGGTTGTAAAGGTGCTGCTGCTGAAACGCTTGGTGCTGCTCCACCTGAAGAACCACCTACCGCTCCACCTGCTGCGCCACCGCCTTTGAACTTAGCAATAGTTGTACCTGCAATCGAAGCAATACCAATACCTGCTCTAATTTTTGCAACCAAGGCTTGTTTAGTTGCTATTGCAACCCCTGCTGGTCCAAATACAGAATTGGCTGCATAGTAACCTGCTATTTCTCTTTGCGTATCTACAACAATTTTAGCAATAGCCAAAGCCTTATCAATTACAAAAATAGCATTTGCTATCTTCTCATTTTGACCTGCAAGGCTTGATAATAAATTTAGACCTGCGGAAGCTGCTTCAAATTTTGCATTTTGTAAAGATATATCTGCATCTAATTCAGCTTTTCTTGCATCTGCATTAAGCTTATTCTTTTTAGCAATTTCTGCTTGTAATTGATTATATTCCTTATCGTTTTCTGTTTCTATTTGCTTTGCGCTTTCCTCAAGTAACTTAGCATCCTCTGCTGCCTTTTTTTCTCTTTGTGCTACTGCTAAAGCATCTAAATCAGCATTAAGCTTTAATCTTGCTGCAATTATTAATTCATTACGAGTAGCTTCATTAATCTTAGTGTTTGCTAAAATCTCATCTTTTTCTTTAATAAAAGCGAGATTAAGTTCTGCCTTCTTTTTTTCGTTTTCGTCTTTAAAAGTAGATAAGAATAGTTCATTTCTTAAATTAGCTAACTTTTCTTGTGCTTCTTTTTCGGCAGCTATTCTATCTTCATTATCTTTTTTTCTTTGTTCTGCTGCTTGTTTAGAAGCATCTGCGCCTTTTTTTGCGCTATCTTTTAACGCATCTTTTTGCCTCTTTTGTTCTTGGGCATCTAAAACGGCTTGTTCTGTTTTAAGCTCTCTAAACTTCTTTAATTCGTCTTGGTTTAAGCCTTCTTTTGTTTTTAGTTTTGCCCTTAAAAAAGTCAGTTCGTTTTCTCCTTGTTGTTTGCTAAGTGCGTATATCTCTTTTTCTTTACCGCCTTGTGCAGTAAGTACTTTAATTCTCGCCTCGATACCTTCATTACCTCGCTTAGTTGTTTTCTCTAAAGAAGCTAAAGCACGTTCTGCTTGTGATGTAACCCCTACAAAATCAGTTACTTTTGTAATGATGCTACTAAAGAACGTTCCAACTTGTGCAAGTCCTGGAACTAAACTTAGTACCGCCTTCTTTACTTTGTCAAAGTTAGCAGCTACTAAACCAATACCGATTGCTAAAGCACCAATCCCCGTTGCGATTAAAGCACCTCTTAAAGTAGAGAACGCACTTACTACCTGCGTTTTAATAACTGTACCTAATTGCTTAAAACTATCAATACTTTCCCCTACGGCTTGTAAGCCTTGAGATAAAGCCATAGCAGATTGTACCTTTAATAAAGTTTTCTCTAAGTCCTCGTTCTCTTTACCAAATAAAGCAGTTGCACCTTGTAAAGCACTAAAGCCACCTGCTACACCACCAAGCGAAGCAGTTAAGGCTTTAAACTTAGCATCTGGATTGAAAGCATCAATTAAACTTTTAGCATCTCCGATTTGATCCTTAAGTTCTGCTGCCCTTTTTGCTGCGTTTACGGCTTCCTTGCTACTTGCTCCAAACTGCTCGGATAGTTTAGTTACTTCTGCGGTTGCTTCTCTTAGCTGCGCTTTTAACGAGCCTAAAGCTTGGTCTTGGTTACCGCCTACTTTAATATTAAACGAAAGTTCATTAGTTTCTGCCATATCTTAAATTGTTGGGTATTTTGTGTTTATCACTTTTAAAAATGATAGTTTAGTAGTATTATATTCCATTGGATTAAAGTTTTCGACTTTGTTAAGCCTAAATAAAACTCCATCTATATAAACATACTTGCTAAAATCTAAGTTGAAAATGTCTACTATGTCAAGTAAACCAAAGCAAGTTAATAGCTTACTATCTTTGTTTGTTATTTCTGCAAGATATGGACTATGATAATCAGCAAATAAATTAAACTCTGTAAAGTTAGCAGGGCTAAATTGTACTTCTTTAGGTGCGCCAAAGTTAATATCACTTGTAGAATTAATAGGGTCGTTCAAGTGTCCTGCATAACCATAGCTTGTATATGTTCCTAAAGTTGATGTAGTGTCCATTATTTTCCAACTCGATACACCTGTTATTTTCTTTGTTTGCATAATACGAATGATGCTTTCCATTCTGTCCTCAGCACTATTTGTGTTCGACTTCTTATAAATAGCAGGGAATACTTTGTCTTGTCCTTGTTCTTGATATAATACCGATGCAGCAAATATAACTTCTAAAACATCTGTTTCCTTTACAAAATCAAACTCAGTATCAAATATAAAATCGCCATAACCTTCTGTATATTTCTTGCGATAATTTTCATTATAGAAATCATTGTCTTGTTTAAACTTATAGTTATAGTAACGAGCATTAACCTCACTCATTGGCTTAATACTTATAGGCTTTGCACGATCTACTTTGTTAGTCCAATCCTCTGCATTATCCGCCTTCTCAGGATAAAAAACCACATACGGACTAATAACAAGTTCTTTGTCGTTAAACTTATTCTCATACACATAAAGATTAAACATTTTAACTATGCTTAAAAAGAAATCTCTTTGAAATATACCTTTAGGAATAGTATCGTTTACTTTAATAGTTTCGCCTAAGTTTACAGGCACTTGTGTAGGTGTGCTTGTAGTTACACTAATTTCCCCTATTGTAACATCAAGTATAATTCCGTTACCTACTATTTCAACTTGCATATAGTCACCATTCGCAAACGTAACTCCATTAACAGTAAACTCACAATTAAAAAAGGTACTAACACTTGCATCAAAATTTTGTCTGCCTATTTCTATGTTATTCTTTCTAAGTACAACAGAAAAGTTTGGTAAAGGTGGATTGTAAAATGTTACGTTGCCTCTTAATAGTAAATTTATGTTAGTTGTAATTGTTGGTGCAGGAACTACGCCATAAGTAAATAACTGACCTAAGCCGTCAAGTGTAAAGCTACCTGCCGTTATCATTGTATATTCTACAATAGAACTAAGGTTTGTGTTTATAGTTATTAACTTAGCTGCTGCGTTTAAACTTGTATTATTTAGCGTAGATATGTTTATTTGGTTATGCGGTATGATTAACCTTTTAAATAAAGGAGTATCAAAAAACGGACAATTAAATGTATATTCTGTTCCTTCAAATATCTTTTGTATGTATTCCCTAACATACAAAGCAGGTCTAAAAGTTGTATATTGAAAGTCCTTTTTAAGAACTCCATACTGACCTGTGCTAACATTCCCATAATCAATTAATGGATAGTAATAACCAGAACCACCTGCATTATCCCAACTATTGCTAATATTAGTTACGTTGTATGTATGATTGTATGCGCTAAAGTTTAAATCTTCTAAACGCTTATTCCCTAATTGATTAATAAAACCACCAAGTTCTCCAAACACGCTGCATTGGTATTCGATAGTTTCTTTGTCGATAACTATTTCTAATATCCTTAAAGTGCCTTTAAATATCTGCACTTTATCAATAAAGATTTTACAATTAGCTTGTTTAGTAACGTTGTAGTTATATCCTACATTTGGTAGTTCATTATAGGTTACGTTAGCGTTATTAAGTTCGAAGATGTAGCCAAAGATAAGGTTGTTATTTGCCGTACCTGGTATGCTTATTGTTTTGCTAAAAGAAGTATTGCGACTACCGAACTCGCTTACATCGTCAATGGCATAAGTAAACTCGGTAGATATATCCTGCAATAGATCAATCTTTTGCTCCTCTATATAAATTTCAGTACTAATCATTATCTGAATTGGCTTGTTAAGTATTTTCCTACTTCTACTTCAATCTCAAAGTTAAATAGTTTATCTGCACTTTCTAACTTGTACTCGTAATTGCTTGTACTTATGGTAACAGGGAAATAAGCACCAAGAACCTCCATATAAACAATAGGACTTGATACAAGCTGAGCCAACCACGAATAATCTTGTTCGCTAACCCAATCAGAAGTAAGCCTATATTTATCCTTATGCTGAATAGCATAGTTGAAAGTTGTTTCGTTATATCTGTTATATCCATCTATGTTTGTCATTTGTCCACCTACAAGCTGCCAATCGCTTCGCCTATATGATGCTCTTTGATACTCGCTTGACCTTCTATTTACAAGCGCAAACTTTTTAGTGTCCCAACCGCCAAGCCTATTTAAGAACTCAAGGTTGAATTGTTGGTATTTAGGATAGCACTTATGCTTAATCTTAATTACCCTTGTTTGTGCGCCACCTCTTTTTAAATAGAAGTTATAGCCGTAAGTATTCTCATCTATAATATTGCCACTCGCCCAATCGTTAATATGTGCAGCTTGTAGATTAAACATATTGAATTGACCGCTTAAGGTTATGTTACCCGATACAGTATTGGTAACCACATCGCCTTGCCCTAATACTTCAACCCAAGCGGAATAACCGCCCGTTGCAATTCTAAGGAAGGTAATGTAAAAGTTATCTCCGTATTCAAGTGTTATTTCGTCTGTGTCCCTTTCCGTCAAGAAGTCATCGGTAAAGTTTTCTAATAGTAAATTATCGTAATAGTCCGATAGCACCAAAGGTGTTTGGTTCTTTGTTAAGAATACGTCTGCGAACAATGGTGGCACAAAGTTGTAAGCTGAATAGCTGCCCGATGCTAAGTTGGTAGTTGTAACACCGCTTACCTCTTCGCCTATCCTTACTTGGTAATCTACTTTAATTTTATCGTTTGATGCTACAAGTATTGAGTTTCCCGAAGGCTCAAAATAGTTAGTTACAAAACTTCTAACCATTGGAGATGCGTTAAACACCCCATAGCTACCTTCTGCACTTGGAGCAGGGAATACCTTTGATCTAATAACCTGGCTGCCGTTTATGTATACGTCATACACGAATTTAAAGTTTGTAGTTCCGCTATTAGTAGAACTTGAAACGAACCATAAGTTATCGTGCATAGACGAATAAGGTGCAGGACTACTTGTTATTGTTATTGCCATTGATTGCTTGTTTGATTTGAATTTGCACATCGCCACCTACTGCGATTGCTATATTCTCAATAAATTCTTTATTAAATATTTGTGCTACTGCTCTA